CTAGGTTAGCGACAAGGTTTAAACCACCTGCTTGTACACCGGTTTGAAAAGCTTTTACTGGGTCAGTTATCTGAGCCCCTTCAACACCAGGCCCAGATTGAAATTGTCCTACAGCGTCAAAGTCAGCGGGCTGAGTAAAACCAGATTGAAATTCATCCTTTTTCGCCACACTAAACGTCTCCTATTTTTTTAGCTCGAGTTGTAAAGTACTGTATTAAGTTCTGCTCACCTAAGATAGAAGTAAAATTATTCCAAGTGATACTTTCTTCTGCTTGTATTTGTTTATTTCCTGCAGTATTTAAAGCAACAACTCTAGCAGGTTTGCCGTCTTCATATTCAATAGCAATATTATCCATTGAGTTTCCAACTGTGTTTTTAGCATCAGCTCTAAACCAATCCCCTATCCAATCTGCCCAGTCTTCTGAGTCTTGAGTCTTGGCATACTCAATAAGGGTTGTAGCAAGTAAACCATCCATAAGTTCTTTATCAGATTCAGTTAGTCTTTCAAAACGGGCTTTCCTTAAGAAGGGAGATAAAGTTGCTTTTAATTGCTGAGTATACTCAGAAAAATTAACTGCTCCTTCTTTACCTACTTTACCTAAAACTGTGTAAAGATTAGAAATTTTTTCGCTAAAATCGTTAGTTGCGTCAAGCATTTGTTGTTCTATCTCATTGTTAAATTTATCTCGAGCCAATTGATAATTAGCTACTTGAACGCTATTTAGAGTTGGACTACCCGTTTGCCCTAGATTCATTAAAGAATTAAATATAGTTTGAGAAGCCCCAACATCTTCTCCACGATTGTATGAGAACGCGATAACTGCAGCAGCTTTTGCATACTCAATGTCGCTTAACTCGTTTCTTCGTTTAGCTTCGACCAAAGCTTCTTTACTATTTATATTATTCTCTTGTAAAAGTTTCCTTACACTGTCAACTTGCTCTGGAGGTAAACGTTTTAAAGCAGCTTGATTATCAGGGTTATTAAACCACTCGGTAGCTCCTTTTAAATCTGTTGGTATAGTAGGAACTGGTTCTAGCTCTGGGACTTGTTGTTGAGCTCCTTCTTCTATATTTACTTTAGGAGTAAGCTGAGTTACCACACCAGTAGTAAACAAAGTTCGAGGAGCAGAAAAATCTCTTGGTGTTGGGGGTACCTCTCTTATGGGGTCTATTCTTGGGGGTCTAGCCGCTCTTCCTTTTGCAAGAGTTTCAGGTAGTCGTTGCGGACCAGGGCGAGGTAATAGTGTAGAAGGGTCTAACTCCTTACCAGGCTTAGTAAATAGTTTTTTAATAGCTGTGGTCAGCCCTTTTCCAACTTTTGTTTTAGCGCCAAGTTCAACAAATTTTTTCGTAGCAAAGGTTGCTGCTTTTCCTGCAGCTGCGGCACCTAAACCAAGGCCTGGTATGATAATTAAACCAGCGCTTATCCATTCGGCACGTTGAGCATTGCTAGCATTATCCCAAGCTTCTGCAACACTTTTAAACATATCACTAGCTGGGTCTAACTCTACAAAAGCTTCTGTAGCTTGATTAAACTCAGAACCCCTTGTAGTAAAGGCTTGAGCTTCTTTAAGTTTATTCTGTTCAGCTATAGCTAGGTCTATTAAGCTTTCTGTCTCTTCAGTGGTTTCTATTTGAGGTCCAACTAACTCTGGAGCAGCTTCAGCGCCAATTGTTTCGGCGTCTAAACCATCAGGTTTTGCATCAATCTCTGCTTTTTCTTCTTCTGATGTAAGACTTTTTAGAGTTTCATTTAGTTGACCAATCCCATTTATAAGACTGTCTGGTGAAAGGTTTGAGTCGCTTAACATTTCAGCGCCGGCAAGCTGCGCTTCGGCTTTTCTACCAAGAATTTGTCCCTGCAGTCCACCAGCAGCGTAGCCAGATATACCGCCCTTTACTGCTAGATTAGCTGCTTGTGTATTATAAAAATTAGCTAAATCTTCTTTAGAAAACTCTAAAATCCTATCATTAGGGTCGCTAGTTCTATTTATAGTAACAGGGGCAATAGAGCCATCTTTTTTCTCTATGTTAAAAATATACTTATCTTCGCCAACTTTTGTCGGGGCAAGTAAGGTTCCAGAAACTACATTACCTTCTTCGTCATAGTACTTTCTAACATTGTTATCAAAGTTTATAAACTCTACAAAATCTTTAGCGTTATTAATGTCATGTATAGCATCCAAATTAACCTTAAAGTCGTTACCAATTAACTCAAAAGTTGCTTTATTGTCTTCTCCTCCTTTTTTCCCTAAAATTTGATTAAATGTACTTTGAGCCGCTTGAGCATAGTTAGCCCCACGTGCTGCCATAACCTGTTCTCTTTGAAGCTTTGCGGCTTCTCTATTTTTTATTTGGTTTGTGTATTGATTAAAAAACTGACTAAATGTTGACATTATATTATCGCTCCTATGATGTCTGCCCCTAACCCAATAAGGCCTGAGCTATAGTTTGCTCTAGCTTGTTTATAAGCCGCTTCTCTTTGTTGTTGTAGACTAGAAGCAATTTGTAAGTTAGATAAAGCACTTCTATTAACGCCTTGGCCAATGTTAATTAAGTCAGCCAAAACAGATTGATTAATATCTCTTTGAGCAAGTCTGGCTTGGTTTAAACCACCCGATAACCCTAAAGCACTGCCTCGTTGTAAAGCCCTTTCTTGTTCTTGTATTTGTGCAGCAGAAAGACCAGCTCCGCCGTATCTTTGTATGTTTCTTTTTTGTATATCTCTAGAGATTTTAGCTTGTTTCTCTGCATCGACCCTAGCTTGTTCAACTAAAGACTGATCATCAAGGCTTGCTAAAAGCCTCTCTTCAAAAGGTCTAAAATCTTTTACATACCTATTGTAGTCATCTCGCAAAATACCTGTATAAGTAGAAGAAGGGTCATTATTTTGCCCTCTGGTACTTCTAGACCTACGATCTTCTATCATTGTAACGCCTTCACCTAGTGTCATTAGAAACCTGAACTCCCTCTATTTGAACTCCCGTTAGTTTTTGGGTTTGGTTTATATACCCCTGTAAAAGGAGTAGTAAGTCTTGTAAAAAAGCTTGGTTGTCCGCCTTTTGCAAACTCGCTGTAAGCCTCACCACTAGCACCGTAGTTAGCCCCTTGGTAACTGGCTAAATTCTTCATACCAGCGGCTGCTGTTGCTGCGCCAATTTGTGAAAGAGCTTGAGTCCTAGCCTGACGCATAGTTTGACGGGCTTGCGCATCTTGTAGGGCTCTAGTAGATTCTATTTTAGCTGCTTGCGCTAAACCAGCAGCAGTATCGGCTTGTTGTCCTCTTGCTGTACCTAGAGCTCCAAGTTGTCTTTGTCTTTGCACTTGTAGGCCTTGTGCAGAACCTTGTATTTGTTGTTGACCTGCAGCAATTGCTCTCTCAGCAGCCGCATCTATAGAAGTCACCGAGCCTAAAGTTGGGCCCCTTCCAGTCAAAGCCTGCATAGTGTCTGCCTGAGCTACACCTCTTGAAAGTGCACCAAGTTCTTGTGTTTCTGCTTCTTGAGCGGCTTGTTTTAAAAGAGGAGCGTACTTTTGATTAAAGTAGTCTTTTTCAGCTTTAGCTGTTTCAGATAAAAACTGCTCTTGCTCTCCAGCTTTAAACTCTCTTGCTTTTGGTTTACCACTCATACTTCTTTTTTATATATGTAGCTTGTTAATTCAAAACCGTACTTGGTTGCTACTCTTTCCCAACCCGGCCTACTTGTGTGAAACTCAATAGCTTCAATGTTTTTATTATACGCTAGTTTGTCTAAAAATTTAAAACCAACTTCAGTATAATTGTACTCTGGTTTTTGGTAACTTGCCCAAACAAAAAGGTTTTCTTTCCCGTTAGTGTCTTGAACAATAGAAGTTACTATAAAGCCAACGTAGTTATCACTATCGTAAAACATAAACAGGTCTGCCTGTCTGTTTAACAAAGCTACATAAACGTCAGCAGGAATCCAATCAGAGTAACTTTTACGTCTAATTCTTTTTAAATCGTATTCTATTAATTGATAGGCAGTTTTGACATCTTGGACAGGAATCTGCTCAATCCCAACTCCATCAATAGTCAATCTCTCTACCATAACGCTTGTACCTTTTTCTTGGAGTTAAACCTACTCCTTTGTATTTAACAAGACGCCTTACTCCTAAGTCGCCACCTCTAGCCCTTAGTTCTGCTTGTTTAACTTCTTCATTAAAAAGACTTAAATAATCTCTAGCAGCATTTGGGTCACTCCACTCTCTGCTTGGTATTCTTAATAAACGATATAAAGTGCCATAGATGATGCCATCTCTATAGTCATTAGAAAAAGCAGTGTCAATATTGTTTGATGTTCTTGATGGTTTTAGAGCTACGCTGAGTTGAATAGCATTGGTCTTAGTACTATTTGGTACGGGAACTAACCAAAAAGTATCTTTGTTTTTCTGTAGGTAAACTTGAGGAATGCTAGATTTATCACGCCAGTCTGGGTAGTTTAACTCTAAACTTCTTGGGCTTATAGGGTCTAAGTCTTCACCTTCGTGTGTTGCCCAAAGTATTTGATGGACATCGGTACCAGTAGGTTGGTCAAAGTCATATTCGTAAACACCACTAATTGCTGTAATAGGGTCAAGATCAAACACATATGCTTTTGACTTTTCACATAGTTCAATAGTGGCAGAACGAAGATTAGACTCAACTAAAGAGTCAGGGCAAGTAGGGACATACGGTAAAATTTCTTTTACTATAGAATTAAAACTTGCCATATATCACTCCTCTTAAGGCGCGATTACTTTATTGCCTGCATAGTCAAGATTTGGATTAACTATGTTTTGCGCCTGTGACCCTTGTCCTATACTGTTAGTAAATAGTTGGTAATGTGTTCCAGCCCTTTGAGCATTTCCAGCATACTCTGAATCTTTCTGATAAGCTCTATATAAAACAAAATCAACAATTGCGTTTGCAAAGATATCATCAACATCGATAGTGTCAGAAGTTGCACTTAAGTCTGTTGGAGCTTTAGAGTATACAACTTCAACATACCCATTCGAACCAGAAGCAACCCCAGGATAAACAAAAAACTGTCTTGGGTTATCAGGGTCAAACGCATAGTGTTTAACTATAGCTCCATGCGCGGCTTCTCCTGTAACACTAGGGTCGTGCCAATCAGGGTTTTGTGTATTTAAAATATCAACGTCAACAATTCTAATCGCTCTTTTACCTGTACCACCAGAAGACGCGGACATGTTTCTTGTGACTTTTATTAAACGTAAACCTGCAGAAGGCAGGTCTTGTAAAGTACCGGTTGCTAAAGTAACAGTAGTTGTTGTTGCTGAAGCTTCTGGTCGAAAATTTACGATTTCTCTTTGTGCATCGTTTATATATCTAAGTAATTCGGCTTCAGGCCAACGTACAGAAGTTGTATCTTGTAAAGTATCTTGAATTCTATCTATTAAATTTGCACCAGTAAGTGTTCCCATTTTTTATTTTCTCTTTTTAGCGGGTGATTTTTTCTTTTTCACCACAGGTTTTTCCTCAACCTTTGGTTCGATGTACTCTTTACAACCTTCCTGTAAACAAAGTAATCCGATATTTTTTCCTACTGTCTTTGGTTCTCCTGCTTTAAGTCTTACAGCAGCTCCCCAAGTCGTTGAAATATATCTATCTTTATCTGAAATTATTACCATTACTACTCCTTGTTAAAAGTGGGTAGCCCCGAAAGGCTACCCGATTAATATATCACAATTAATATGCAACATCTAATCTAATAACACCAAAGTCTTCAACTGAACCATTATAGTCAGATTGATACTTAG